CGAAATATGTTTAGAGACTCTATGCATTCTGTTGAACCTCGTTCCGGGAGCAATGAAGCATTGGGACACTAAACTATCCTATGATTTGGTTTGGGATATGCTCGGTACGAAAGTCCGTAAGTATACTCCTTTCGTCAAGTTCGATCGAGAGAAGTATAAGCAAATTTGTCTTGACCATTTCAACTAAATATAGTATTATACAATGGTAACGTGGATAAAACGCTATACAACTTTATACATCGCAATACAAGGAGAATATACATGGTAGATTTTAAGACACTCAAATCGCAATCTGGTTCTAAGTCCCTTAACGCTCTTACCGAGGAACTTAATAAGATTGCCAATCAGGAACAAGGCGGACGTAAGAGCGATGATCGCTTCTGGTCCCCCACAGTAGATAAGGCAGGTAACGGTTATGCTGTTATACGTTTTCTCCCTAGCTCTCCTAATGAAGATGTACCTTTCGTACGAATCTTTGATCACGGCTTCCAAGGTCCGGGTGGCTGGTACATCGAAAACTCGCTAACGACTATCGGTAAGAATGATCCTGTATCAGAGTTTAACACTAAGCTCTGGAATTCAACCACAGACGATAAGTCACCAGAGCGTGAACAAGCTCGTAAACAAAAGCGTCGTCTTCATTTTGTTTCTAATGTTTACGTCGTTCAGGATCAAGCAAATCCAGACAATGAAGGCAAGGTATTCTTGTTTAAGTATGGCAAGAAGATCTTTGATAAGCTGAAGGAAGCAATGGAACCTCAATTTGCTGACGAAGAGGCAATGAATCCATTTGACCTTTGGGCTGGTGCTAACTTTAAGTTAAAGATTCGTCAGGTTGATGGCTATCGCAATTATGATAAGTCTGAGTTTGATAAGGTTGGACCACTTCTTAAGGATGATGATAAGCTAGAGTCTGTTTGGAAGAGCCAACATTCTCTTCAGGCGTTCCTTGATCCTGCTAACTTCAAGAGCTATGATGAGTTGAAGGCCAAGCTATTAAAGGTTCTTGACTCTAATTCTCCTGTAGAAAAGATTAAGAAGGCAGTTGAGGAAGATGTTCCTTGGTCTCGCGAGCAAGATGCTCCTACACTAAAGACTAAATCTGCTCCAAAGTTTGAGTCTTCAGATGAGGACGATGATGAGATGGAGTTCTTTAAGTCTCTTACTGCTTAACAAATCGGGGAGCTTCGGCTCCCCTTTTTTATGCCATATTTTCTAGACTACTACCAGCGTATTTTCTTTGTCTATGACCGTATAAAGTTGTTTTGATTTTTTCATCGTACCAATCCGCACCAGGAGGAGGAGGATTAGTTCCTCCTCTTCTAGCAACGTCGTTCGCTCCTATTCCGCTCCAACTTTGACCATTGTTAACGTCTGCTGTCCTTATGCTAGAACTTCTAGTATAATTTCTTTCGTCCGGCATTTCTTTAGGAGCAGGAACTTTTGCGTTGGCCATTAAAGTAGCAGGTCTTTGAGGAGGAGCTCCTGCATTCTGAGCAATCAATTCGTTTATTTCTTTTTGATTCGGTCTTGGAACTGGCACTGGTGCTGCTAAAGTATTAGCATTTGTTTCTAGAGCTAATTGGGGTTGTTCTTCTCCGAATAACTCGCCAAATAAACCTCCTAATAGACCTGTAATTGGTCCTATTAATCCACCAATCATTCCTCCAATACCACCCATACCTCCTAACATACCCATTCCTGGGATTCCTCCCATCATTCCACTCATGTTTCCTAACATATCCATTCCTGGAGCATTTGTTGGAGACATAGCAGGAACTACTTGATTTGAAGATTCTGAAGAAGAAGATTCTGAAGGAGAAAATGAAGAAGGTCTACTAGGAGGCGTTCCGGCAGATCTACCCATAGATTCTCCCTGAGAAGTTTTTTGTCCTCCTGCAGGAACTTCGGCGTGAAGGTGATTATTGTGACCAGAAGCTCCATATGGGCCTTTTTCTCTCCAAAAAACTTTATATCCAAGGCTGCTTAGTTTATCAGCAAGAGCATCGAATTTTGGCCCCCATACTGGATCAGAAGCTTCAAGACGTTTACCATGAACTGCGTTAATATCAATAGCCCTACCTTCATAGTGACCACGACCTTTATGAACTTTACTTACTCCGCCAAATGCAGGATGCTCAGTAACATCTAATCCTTCACTTTGAAGAGCTTTACCTAAAGCTACAATATCTCCCGATGGATAAGAACCAACGGCAGCATCTTTTTTTACTGACTCGTTAGAACTTGTTTTTTCTTTGGAAGAAGTTTTATCATTCGTGACTGCATCTTCTTTTACCGAAGGAAGAGGAGTTTCTTGTTTTTGATTTCCTTCGGTTTTAGCTGCGTCCGAAGAACTCCATTTTCCATAACTTTTTTCAAACCTATTAAGATAAACATCTCCAGTGACTCCTGGATTTGCAGCTTGAGCTTTTGAACTCATTTTTCCTTCAGGATTGCCTGTAAAATGAGTAAGAATAGCACCTTTCATACCGTGTTTTTTAATTAATCTCTGCATATAATCATTAAATACTTCATCTTGCACTTCTGGTGGAGCATCCCTTGCGCTTTTATATCTACCAGCATAACCTGCTCCTGCAGCAGCAGATCTCCAAGTGTCATCGACGAATTGATAGGCTCCAGATGCACTGCTTCCGGAAGCTTTGGCGTTATATAACCCCGAAGATCTAGATTCAATATCTTTTATTGATTCTGAAAGAGCTTTCATGTTGACGTTTTCTGGCCCGACGTCCCATTTAAAATTACTTTTTTGATCCCAATCGCTACTTTCTTGACTTCCTTCTGGTTTCTTTTCTCCCCAAACCATTTCTTTTAATTTATCAAACCAACTTTTATCTTCTTCTTTCTTTTCTCCGGCTGGAGCTTCCGTTTTTTGTTTTTGAGCGTCTTTTATATCTTTAGAAACTTCATTTCCACCGCCAAAAATTTTCCTATAAGCATCTACAGCTACACCGCCTCCAACCAAAGAACCAGCAATTTCTCCTGGAATTGCCCCAACCCCTCCGAACAATCCTCCTATAAAAGCTCCACCGATAGATCCGGCGATGGTTCCCATACCCGCTGCGATAGCTTCCCCTACGCTACCTGTTGCATTATATTGCCCATATCCTGCAATTAAAGCGCCAAGGCCTGGTATTGCTTTTCCTAAAACTGTTCCTGGAGCTTTTTTGATAGCAGCTCCAGCTCCTTTCATCATGTTCTTAAATACTTCTTTTGAAAATGTCTTGGAGTTTATTTTAGTCGCATCTGGTATTCCCATAGACATTTTAGAAGCAATATCAGAAACTCCTGGTTGTGACATTCTACCAGCAACATCTACAAACCCAGGAGAAGATTTTTGCATACCACGAGCGACAGAATCCATTCCTTTAGATCTAGAAGCGTCTAAACCCATATGAGTTACGTCGTCAGCTAATTCAAAAGCTCCGGCTATGCCAGTCGCTCTTCCTAATTTACCAAGTTTTCCTTTTCCACCTAGACCTTTTCTTCTTCCTTTTCCACCAAAATCCAATAAATCAGATAATCTATCTAATAAAGTTCTATGACCTTCGCCACCACCTTTTTCTCTTTCTATGTCTTCTAATTCAACTATATGTTTATCGATGGAACGAAGTCTATCGTTAGCTATGTCTTCGTTCATTGACATAGTTTTATTCATTTTACGCATTTCAGTAAGCATTCTATCTTGTAGATCAACGCTCTTTTGAAGTAAATCATTATTAGTTTTATTAAGCGTGGCTACTTCTTTAATAACTTTATCTGATTTTGCTTGAGATTTATCAATTTTCTCTATAAACTTTTTTTGATCATCTATAACTTTTGTCAAATCTTTAAGAGCTGAAATGGTTTTATTATCCATTTTCTCTGTTTCTTTTCTTAAAGATTGCTTTTTGATTTCCGCTCCGTTTTCGGCAAGCTGACGCTCTATTTGTTTTAGAGCGTCTGGATTAATTCCAAATCCATAAAGTTCTTTGGGATCAATGTGACCAGGTGGTTGTTTTGCCATTTATTACCCTTGAGCGTTTCTTAGTTTTTCTTCTTGTTCTTTGATAAAATTCGTTAACATAGTTACGTAAATATCGCGTTCAAAAGGTATCAAATCCTCTACTTCACTAATAGAGTATTTATGATGCTGAACCAGTGAGAAAACCGTATTAAAATAGTTTTCAAGAGTGTTATGGTTCAGCGAAATGTAAAAAAATCGTTTAGTGAAGTCAACTCTATCTTTCTATCATGATCTAATGAATTTTTATATTCTATGGTGTGAGTCATTTTTGGTAGATTTACTAAAAATTCTCTAATTTTATCAAAAGTTTTAATGTCTAAATTTTCTACGAATTCTCTCAAATCAGATGCCTTGTAATCTTTGGCTTCGTATAAATTATCGCCCTGGTATATTTTATCAATGCAACGGATAACCAATTCAAAAATATAATCTTTATCCGAATTGATAAATTCTTTATCGTCATATAGTTGAGCCGATGGATAATTGAGAATTATACCAGAATCTTTAGTTATTTCTATTTTATTATTAACATCTTTTGGGAACTGAACTTCTATTTTATTTAAATCTACATCGAATTCATAAATCTGCCCGTCTTCATAATCTTTGTATGAAACTTTTACTACATTATCAACAGACATAGCTCTTAGTTTTAAAAATAGATATTCTAAATCGAAAATAGCTAAATTATTGATCTCTAACTTATCAACAGCACAATTGTTAACAACCTGTTTAATTGCTTGTAGGATATCGGAAGGATTCTCGCTTTCTTTTGCGATAAGTAGTATTTTTTCTTCTCTTACTAAAAACGGTCTAAATTTTTGAGCTTTGTTCGTAGAAGGAATTTTGATAGTGTTAATTGGATAATTAACTTTAGGAAGTGACATTATATATTCTCCTGTTTAATAATATAAAATCATTATTATCGAGTATTTATTCCAGCTCCATCGATCGCTATTTCTTTAAAGGATAAACCAACTGTTATTCTTAAAGGTTGATTGTTACTTCCCCAACCTAGAGAAGTATCATTTATTGAAATAGGAAAAGCATCGTACATGTTTATTATTTGAACTTTACTTGAATCATTATTATAAACAGTAATTATTATTCTAGAAACATAATCATCTTTATAATTTAAATCATATAAAGGTAGAGAGTTTGGATTTCCTCCGGCAGAAAATTGATCATTACCGGCGAATTGAAATATTTCTCTTAACCACAAATACCAAAACGACCAAATATCTCCATTTCCATCGGATAAAAAGGTTATAGTATTATCAGTATAAGAACCACTATAAGGCATAGCTTCTTTGACACCAACCCCATGCCTATACACATCAGAAGAATTTAAAGTTATGCCCGGAGCTTTTACTTGTTCTGCTCTAAAAGATAACAACTGAGTAGTTGATGATGCACTGGATTGTTTACCGTTGTTATTTGGAATTATTGTTCCAGCAAGAACATTAGGAATTCCAACATCAATTTTAAATCTGTTTGTAGGAGCCCAACCGCTAGAACTTATATTTTGTTTAAATTCGTTTAAATTGAACATTAAAATGACCTCATAGAGTCTTTATGAACTCTATCACTAGAAACTGGAGACTGAAACCCTCTAGAAGTCGAGCTAAGAAATCTTTGTGTTGGTAACATTAAAGCAATATTCCATTCGTCCGGAGAAATGTAGAGGAAGTTAGATCTAACATGATTGAACAAATACCTTTTTACACAAGGTTTCACTAACTGATACCTAGAAGCTCCTTTTAAAATTTTATAACTTATATTCAATTTAGTTGTTTTATTTTGTTTATCATTATTTATAAGAGGATAAAGAGCATCTAATAATTTAGCTCTTGCTAATGGAGGAAGATAGTGGAAGTTGATTCCCAGAAAACCATCACCATAATACTCAATTGGAAATATCAGAGGAAACATATCATAATATGGAAGAGTTTCTTTTGTTTTTGGGTCATAGGTAAACATATACATTTTACCTATAGAAGTTTCTGATATTTTTACTATTCTTTTGAAAGGTTCTTTGGTGTTTATTATATCTTCTGGATCAACATTTTTTACATTCATGGCCAATTTACGCAACCAGTCCAAAGAGCTCTTTTGGTCTGCTGCTGTTTTAAGGGTACTTTGTTTTAATAAATCTTGAAACTGGGCCATTGATTTCCTTTTAGGTATTTATTCTAAAATTTGATGCCCAATTCTTTTTCTGTCATAATCATAAATTTCCATTTACGATCATTACAATATTCTTCCGCTGCTTTCCATTTGGCTTGGTTCACTCCCCAAGTCATTACTTCAGTAATATATCTTCTTGTTTTTTGTTTCTGAACTTCTGGTGGTCTGGTTTGGCTCGCTGGTTTAATTTCTATCATTATAGTTTGTTCAGTGCCGTCTGATTGTCGTTTCACTAAAACAACGTCCGGATAATATTTATGTGGTTTATTGTCCACTGGAGACATATATCTCACAAACATTTCTTCTGATGCCCATTGAATTATTCTTGGATCGTTATCAATATAATTAAAAAATTTTAATTCGTAAGAACTTCTAAAAATTATATTTTTTGGGTCTCCCACATACTTTTGTGGATTTTTAGGTTTAAAATTTCCTTTCATGTTAGTTTTAAAACCTTTCAAAATTTAATATAAATATAAAAAAAATATTTATTAGAGGATATATATGCCTGCTTTCCCTTCAGATATAAAAAATTTAGACCCATGGATGAGCTTTCAGTTCGCTAGGTATTCAAGAGAAATAAATGGTGCTCCTAATATGACTCCTATGGGTTCTGTTTATGTTCTTCCTATGCCGGAAAAAATTAATGATAGACCTTCTGCAGAATGGGCTTCTCATAGTTTCCAAGAAGACATATTAACAAAAGGTTTGGCTCTTCTAAAGGCTGGCGGTTCTTATATAACTGGTCAGATACCAAACCCTATGTTAGTTATGTTATATAAATCTCCACAATTCAGAGAATTTACTTTTTCTTGGAATCTTGCCCCTAGGAATTCAGGAGAGTCCGATTCTTTAGACCAAATTCTTAAAGACTTCAGAAAATATATGTTACCACAAAACGGTGTTCAAGCTGCTAATATGAATGCCACATTAATGTATCCTTACGTAGTTCAACCAACATTCAGCCCCAACACTCAAGGAAAATTATTTAAATTTACTTGGTGTGCTATATTAAATATAGACATAGATTATACTGGTGCCGGAATGCCAGCGTTTTTTAAAGGCGGAAGTGGTCCAGCTCAAGTTAGATTTAGAATACATTTAAGAGAATTGGATTACTTGACGCAACAATCTCCGGAAGTGATGTAATGCCACAAAAATATTTCGAAAAATTCCCTATCGTAACATACGCCAACGCTCAAGTAGTTGATATAACAGAACGTGTAATTATTGCTAATAACACTTTAAATAACCCTGCAGCATTTTCAGTTTACGATATTAGTTCTGAAATAAGACCAGATCAATTATCAAATAAAACTTATGGTGATCCTTTTTATGCTTGGTTGATATATATGGGAAATAACATTACTGATCCGTATTATGAATGGTATTTAACTCAAGATCAATTTAATGAATTTATTGTTGACAAATACGGCTCATTTGATTTGGCCAATGTAAAAATTAAGTATTTTATAAACAACTGGATTAACCAAAATCCTATATCAATTAATGATTATGATGCTTTACCAGACGTTTTACAAGCATACTGGGAGCCTCAGCTTTCTCCTATCAATAATTCTATAATGAATTATGTCAGAAAACAAGAAGATATTATTATTAATACTAACTTTGTTATAGGTTATGATATAGAAAATACATCAAATACTTCGTTTATTAATGATGAAATTGTTAATGTAGTTTTTAGTGATGCGTATAGTGGTACAGGGCAAGTTGTATTTTCTAATTCTAGTTTTCTTTATATTCAACATGTATCTGGTAATGTATTGGAGGGTTCTCCGGAAGGAGCAGTTAATATTGCCGCAGGAGCTAATGTTCATATTCTAAATAACAGTTATATATATGGCACGGAAAGCACAGCTAATGTTCTTTTCTTCACTGCTACATCTTATGCTAATAACATAAGCCCATTAGAATATGTTTATTACACTCCTGTGACTTATTATGATTATGAATTAGA